TAGAGACCTTAACTTTACACTTGCAGATAGTCCAGCTTCAGGAGATGCAGGAGTTCAAATAACAGCAGGCGCAAGTGATTTCTTAGGTCTTTTTGCAGGTTCTAGTAATGGAGAATTATTGCTTGGTTCAAATGGTGCTGAAAAAATGCGTATAGATAGTTCAGGAAATGTTGGTATAGGAGAGACTTCACCTTCAGCACCTTTAGATATTGCTGCTTCTTCAGCAGGTATAGAGTTACAAACAACAGATAATACTTCTTTTGGATATGTAAATTTTGGTGACCCTCAAGATAATAATATAGGTCAAATACTTTATGACCATGGCTCAAACTATATGAGATTTCAAGTTAATAATTCTGAGAAGGTCAGAATTGATGCTTCAGGAAATGTGGGTATAGGAACTACAAGTCCTAGTAAAATATTACATCTTAAAGGTTCAGCAGCTCAAATTAGAATTGAAGATAGTGATGGCACAAATCAAATAGCAGATATTTCAAGTGATTCAGGCGATATGTTTCTTACAAGCAGAAACAATACTTCACATGGAGAAATTGTTTTTAGAAGATTTAATGGAACTTCAGTTTTAGAAACTGCAAGGATTGATTCTTCAGGCAACTTAGGCCTAGGAACTGCAAGTCCTTCATTTAATACAGGAAGTGGTTTAGAAATAGAAAGAAGTGGAACTGCTACTATAAGACTGCAAGACTCTGGAAATAAATCTGTTGAACTACTACAAAGCTCAGATTTTGAAATACATTGTTTAAATAGTGCAGCAAATGTTGTAATAAATCCAACAAGTAATACTATATTTGAAACTAGTTCAACAGAAAGGGCGCGTATTGATGGATCAGGCAACTTGTTGGTTGCTGCAACAGCTATTGAATCAAACGATGGTTTTGACGTTAATCCGTATTCAGGTGGCATAAAAGTAAACATAGGACATAATGGTTCTGCTGCTAATGGTGATACTTATATAGCTTTTAGAAGAACTGGAACTGCTTTAGGTTCAATAACTCAAGTAAGCTCTACAGGAGTTGCTTATAACACTACATCAGATGCTAGACTAAAAGAAGTCACAGGAAGTGCAAGAGGATTAGATGTAATTAATAATCTCAATCCTGTAGCCTATAATTGGAAAGCTGATAATAAAGCAGACGAAGGTTTGATTGCTCAAGAGGTAGAAGAGCTTGTGCCAAATTCTGTAAATCAAAATGATGATGGTTATTATCAAATGGATTATAGTAAACTTGTAACGCATCTTGTAAAAGGTATGCAAGAGCAACAAGAACAAATAGAAAAACTAAAAAGTCAAATTGCAGATTTAAGAGGAGAATAATATGGAATGGAATTGCAAAACAATAGATGTGTATACACACGAACATAATGGACATGAAGGAGTAATCTATAATGTGCATTGGCGAGTTTCTAAAGATGTAGGAGATTTTTCTGCATCATCTTATGGCACGCAATCTTTAAACACAGAAGAGCTTGAAAACTTTACACCATTAGCAGATGTTACAGAAGCTATAGTGCAAGGTTGGGTTGAAGCTGCTATGGGTCAAGAAGAAGTTGCCAATTTAGAAAGCTACTTGGATTCTCAAATTGAAGAATTAGAAAATCCAACAACTGAAACTATTACTTTAGGAGAGTAAGTATGAGTGAAGAAAACACTACAAATGAAAATCCTGTAATTATTAATTTTAATAACAGGGAATACAAAGCAGAAGATTTATCACCAGAACAACTAGAACTAGCAGGTTTGCTAAATGTAGTTGGGCGTGAGATCGCAGGTCTGCAAGCTTATTATGATAAGTGGGTTACAACCAACGATCATAAGAAGCGATTAATAGAAGCCTTTAGTGCTACTTTAGCAGGTGAAGAGAAGGAGCAAGAAGAAGAATAATGGCTAGAAAGACCGCTAATGATGTTGCTTCAGATTTACGAGTGCATGAAAAGATGTGCGAGGAAAGATGGAAAACTATCTACAAAAAAACAGATGCCCTACAAAGCTCAGTTGATTATGTAAGGATTTGGCTCATTGGTGGTCTTACAACTATAGTAGCTTCTTTAGTTACTTTAATAGTCAAAACATCTATGTAATATGATTGAAAAACTAATTGATCCGATTAGCAATATTCTTGATAAGTTTGTTGCTGATAAAGATTTAAAAGCAAAGCTACAACATGAACTAGATCAAGAACTACATAAAGCTAATATGGCTCAAGTTGAGATCAATAAGATTGAAGCTAGTCATAGATCAATATTTGTTGCAGGTTGGCGACCTTTTCTTGGATGGAGTTTATCTTTTGCTATGGCTTGGCATTATGTGTTAGCACCATTAATTTTATTTATTGCAGGTTTCTTTGGTTATCAATTACCACAACTGCCTGAATTTGATATGGCTTCTTTAATGACTGTATTGATGGGAATGTTGGGTTTAGGTGGTCTTAGAACAGTAGAAAAAATAAATGGCGTTGCTAAGTAATGGATAAACAAATAATAAAAGATCGCCTAATAGATTTTGAAGCTATGGTGCTTCAACCTTATAAATGTGCGAGTGGATTCCTGAGTTTGGGTGTAGGAAGAAATTTAGATGCCAAAGGCATTACTGAGGAAGAAGCACTATATCTTCTCAACAATGATATTGAAGCAGTCATAGAAAAATTAGATAAACATTGGAAGGTATGGCGTAGCTTTCCGCTTGCAGCACAATATGTTTGCATTGATCTTGTATTTAATATGGGTATCAATGCATGGTTGTCATTTAGAAAAACTAGAGCATATATGCAGCTAGGACAATGGGAAGAAGCAAGTAAAGAATTGCTAAATTCTAAATACGCAAGTCAGGTAGGAAGAAGAGCATTATTTAATAGTGAGGAGCTTGCCAAATGTCAAAGTCAAGCGAACAGCACCAAAGCAATTCAAGACTAGGAGCATTAGGCGAATCCTTAGTGCAAACTTTTTTGCTTGAGTATTGCGATTGGTGTTATCCAACGCAAGACAAACATCCTGCTGATCTGCTCGTTGAGCTAGGATCAGCTAAATACACAGTCCAAGTTAAAACAAGGAAAGAAACAAAAGAGGGTAAATATGTTTTTGCACACGAACCATCAAGAGCAAAGTCTGAAGTATATCGCCATTATCATTGCGATATTTACGCTTTTGTATTCGTTGGTGCTAGAGGGAAGCGTATCAAGTTCCAACCAAATAACACTACGCAGAATTACTTTACCTTTACAAATAAACAGATAACAGACACCTTTGAGATAGATTCCCTACAAGCAACTTTAGAAGAACTAAGTTCAGTTCCAAAAATAAATAAGTTATAAATATTTGCATATCTATATATTTTTATATATATTGTCTTTGTGTTTAGCAAAAAAGGAGTAGTAAACATGGATAACTTAATTAAAGAACAAATAGCAGTTCTAGCAGCAACCTTAGAACAATATACTTATGCTGATGAAACAGTATATGGTTGGCAAGGCAACTTGTTAGAGCTTGCTAATTACGATCTAGAAATTGAATATTACACTAGAAATATATATGGCAATTATTCAGCAGATGTTGCTGCTATTTATAGTCAGTATATTTATTTAGTTAATATAAACATTCCTAGAGATGTAAGGATTCAAGCAATCTTAACAACTAGCAAAGAAGATAGAACTTATAAAAAGTATTTATCTAACATTATGAAATACTTTCCGCAGGAGGTGTTGAATGATTAGTAAAGAAGAACAAGTATTTGCAGAAACTGAGATTTGCGAATGGGAATTTGGTCAAGAATATGAACATAAAGTATTTCGTATGTCTTTAGCTGAAATAAGGTCTCTTGAAGAAAAATATTTTACACCCGAAATGACTAAAGCTTGGGATGAATTATATTACTCTTTATTAGATCATAAAAAACTTAGAGAAAAATTTGTTAGAGAAGAATTAGAAAAACAGGAGGATAACTAAATGGAAAAATATTGGGTTTATATTAATGGCTATAGAGTTGTTGAAACTAGGTCTATTGGGTATAAGTGGGTTTTTTACAGAACTACAAAATATTCAAGATTCAAAAGAATTAAAAGATCAGAATGGGATAAGTGTTGTATTTCAACATTAGATCAAATACAAAATAAAATTAATATTTTAAACAAAGCTTTAGATAATAATATTTTACTAACAACAAAATCTAGAAATAAATTTGGTTGGAAGCATAAAACTTTTGAACAAATTGAATCTGAAGTAACGCAGGAGGTGGCGTAAATGCAAAATAAATTTGAACTTACAAAAAAAGAACTTAATCTAATCAGATTTTATAATGGACTTGATACAGTAATTTGGAGAATAAAAAGCAATCTTGAAAAAGCTGAAAACAGAGCAACAGATAAAACTATGTCGTCTGTTGATTTTTACAGAGATCAACTAAAACTTATGAAGGGTGTTGAGAAAAGAATGAATAAGTTTTTTTATCCAGAAGATTATAATGAGGAGGGTAAGTAAATGGAAACTACATTTAATTATTGGATTATGCAAGAGCCTAGAAAAAATGCTCATAGGCAAGACTTCACGATGATCGCTAGGTATAGAGATTATGATGAAGCTAAGATTAGAATGTTGCGTGAACTTGCAAAAGGTAAACGCAGTTACATTAAGTCTGTAAAGATTAGTGATGGTGGTTATTATGGTCGGTAAACTTACCAGAGACGATATAGCTACTGCGTCTATTGCACCTTACTTATTTAATGAGTATAAGTATGGTTCAAGGAATGAAGCACTTAAAAGGTGCATAGATGCCAAGCATGGAAAGCAAACTAGGTTTGAACAAACTAACATACAGAGAACAGGTGATGTGCTAGAGCCAGTTCTCATTACTGAAGGCTGCGAAAGATTAGGTATGACGGATATTCAAACTAATATAAGTGTAGTTGCTAAACACCCTTATCTATTATTTGAAGCATCATTAGATGGGTTGGCTCATGCAGATAACCTAGTTATTAAAGAGGATGTCAGCAGAGGTATATATTTACCAGATGCAACAGAAGTGAAGCTAGATGGACAAGGCGTGGTGGAATGTAAATGCACTAGAGACTATGCAGAGGATACACCCGCTTTGTGGCGTGGCGTATTGCAGATGCAAGCACAGATGGAATGTGCAGGCGTTGATTGGGGATTATTGGTGGTGCTATACCAATCAACTGATTTACGCTTGTTTGTTTATAAGCGAGATCCTGCTTTTGCAGACAAGCTTAGAGATGCAGTAGAGGATTGGAATATAAGAGTAAAGGAAGAAAATTACTTTCCTTTTGAACTACTTGATGAAAAGCGGAATGATGGCGTGCTAGTGCATCCCAAAGCTACAGAAGATGAAGTGGTTGATCTTGATAAGCTATATGAAGATCACGCAAGGCAAATCATGTTATGCGATGAAACTATCAAGAACGCAAAGGCGAGCAAACAGAACGCAATGGCGAAGTTGATGGAAGCAATGGGTAATCATAGCAAGGCTAGAGTTGGTGAGTTTTGTATTAATTGGGGTATGACACATTACAAAGCAAAAGAGGAAAAGGTCATACCTGCAAAAGAAGCGTATAGCGTTAGAAGAAAAACTTTAAATATCAAGAGGGTATCAGAATAAATCAAATGGGGAGTTGATGTTGGAGAGTTTTCTGATACCCAACCTTGATTATATAGGAAAAGTAAGATGAAAGAGATATTGACAATTATTTTATTAGCGATCTTTAGCACGTTAGGAGTTGCAATTATGTCTTGTATCATTTATATCTTGAACAGAGATGATGATTGAATAATATGAATATATTAATGTATGATTGATTAACAGGTTATGAAAACTAACTTTACAGATTTTATTGATGAGGAAGCTATGGAAAAAATAGGCAAGGAAGCAGTTTGGGTTTATAAAGACGTTCATAAAGAACTTAAGGTTTTATCAGCACAAACAGGTAAATCAATGGGTCAGCTTGCAGAATACTTTTTGAAAGTTGGCATCAATTCTGTAAAACATGATCTGGTCAATGTTGATTTTGATGTGGAGAACTTATGACACAGTTTAATGAACAAGTAGCAAAAGTCAGACTTAGGCTAGAAGAAGAGAAAAAGGCTAAACAGATTACAGTTCTGGGTTGGTCAAGAGATTTAGCAGATGAAACATTGGTGCATGAATTTACCAACTTTGCTAATGGCACTAGCGTTGTTAAAACAACAAGGATTATAGATGGTAAACGTTAGAGCTAAAGGAGCAGCTTTTGAAAGAGAGTGCGCAAAGAAGATTAACGCTATGCTTGAGACAACACATCTAGATGATAGAGTTAGTAGAAACTTGAATCAGTATCAAGAAAAGAATCAACCAGATTTGAAATTACGCTACATTTATTTTGAATGTAAAAACTATGCAAGAAATAGTAGCAATTGGTATCAAGAGAAGTGGTGGCGACAAGTTTGTGAAGCAGCAGGAGATGACAAAACGCCTGTTCTAATTTTTAAATTTAATCATTTACCAATTAGAGTGGCGTTCCCTTTAAGTATGATTAACTCAAATATAAGCGATAGTGAGTATCATCATCCTGTTGCCTTCACATCTTTTGAAGAGTTTTTAGATATTCTTAAATACGAAGTTCAGTCATGGAAGAAATAATTAATTATGATGCTGCTTTCGATAAATACTGTTGGGAAGAATATTGTAAGCTAAAACGAGGAGCAGATTTTTTAGGCATAGTTATAGAAGATTTTGGGAGTTGGAAGGAAAGCAATACTGCTTACCTGATAGCTGAATATGAAATAATAACTGCTAATAAAGTAGTTCATTAAAAAGGAGAGTAAGTATGGAAATACTACAAGAATCAGATAATTCGATTTATCTAAAATTTATCAGTAGAGATAAACAATTTAAGCTTGCAGATCAGGAATGTAAGTTTAAATATATGCAACTTGATCTTGATACATTACAAACAGGTTGGGGAAGATATGAGGGTGGCTATGAGTTTGTTTGGGATACTGTTGTTGGTGCTAAGTCACAACCACCTGCAGGTCATGGTTGGACAAGAGCCTTTTCTATTTGGGTTATGGTTGATGGCGTAGAGGATAGACCTTTATTATGGCAACGAAATAGTGTAAATGAGTATCAAACAATATTAGAGATACTTAGAGGTTGTTATAACCAATGGAATGAGAAAAAGCCTGCCTTACCATGTTTTGCATTTACAGGCACACAAACTATAAAAGGTAAGATGAATGATTTTAATAGAGCTAACTTCTCTTTTGTGGATTGGAAGCCAAGAAAAGCAAGTTTTGTAATACCTACATTTGAAGAGCCAAGTGACGATGATTGGGTAAGTCCTAATGCAGGTCTAAGTGACAAGGTTGATGAACAGATTGCTAAGAGTGGTGATATTACAGAAGATGATCTGCCATTCTAAATCATGCAAGATAAGTGGGTAAATGTAGCTCCACAAATTGCTTTAGAGGTATTAGGAGAGCCTAAAACTAAAACAGATAAAGAATGGCGTTGGGGATCAAAAGGAAGCTTTGTATTTAATATTGAAGCAGGCACTTTCTTTGACTTCGAGAATGATGAAGGTGGTGGAGTTGCTTGGTTATTAGAAACAAACAATATAGAGAAAAACATTTTGCAAAAGTTTGATCAAGGCTTTGCACCCAATGGCAACATTACCTCTAAAGTTAATAATGTTGTCAGTCATAATGCTACTCCTAAAAAAATGGGTGCAAAGCTTTTCTCTAGAGATGCTTTAATAAGTCTTTGGTCTCAAGCTCTTATAAAACTTAAATACAATGACAGGTTTTTAGTCTTACGCTTTGCAGCAGATCATCAGATAAAACAAAAGTATGCACCATTTACAAAGGTTGGTGATCAATGGGTTATGCGTAGACCAGAAGGCAAATTGCCAATCTATAGTGAGTGCAAGTATCCTGATAAGCCAATCCTCATAAATGAAGGAGAGAAGGCGTGTATAGGAGCAGGCAAACTGTATGATGGCGATGTTGCCTGTTGGCATGGTGGAGCTAAATCTTGGGAGAAGTCAGATTGGTCACCTGTTTTTAAGAGAGATGTTTACATCTTTCCAGATAATGATGATGTTGGCAAAGAAGCTGCATGGGCGTTAGGAAAGTATCTTAAGAAGAATGGGTGTAGTGTAAGAATAGCTTTACCACCAAAAGATTTTGCAGACAAAGACGATCTTTGGGATGCGAATGAAAATAATTACTTTGACAATAGTTTTGCATTAGAGCAATACATAAAAGGTAATCAAATGTTACCACCAAAAAGCGATATTTATTTTCAGCGTATAGATGAAGTTATGGCGGAAGTTAAAGAGCCTGATTGGTTGATACAAGATATGTTCGAAAAAGAATCAGTAATGTCTATCTTTGGTGCTGCTAAGTCAGGTAAATCTTTTGTAGCTATAGCTATGGCTTGTGCAGTTGCAATGGGTGAAGAGTTTTATGGAAGTGCAAGTAAGCAGGCAACTACGTTATATTTATGTGGAGAAGGTAAAAGAGGAGTAGGAAGAAGAATAAAAGCTTATGAGCAATACTTTAATAAAGACTTATCAAAAGCTCCACTACTGTTATCTAACAGAGGTGCAAGGATTACAGAGGATGATGAGTTTGATAAGTTGTTAACAACTTGCAGAGAGATAGAAGAACAATATGGAAGTATTGGTTTAATTATATTTGATACGTTTCAGCGTAACTTTTCTGGTAATGAGAACTCTAGTGAAGATGTAGGATTGTTTATACAGCGATTAGATAAGTTAGTTGCTGAGTTTGGTGCTACTTGTTGCTTTGTGCATCATACAGGACACGGATCAAATGCTAGAGCAAGAGGATCAAGCGTAATACAGGCAAGTTTAGATTATGAGTTTAAGGTAAGCAGAGATGATATTATTGATGAAATGTGGGTTGATTTTGAGCAGACACTTAACAAAGATGGAATGGGTATGGCTAAGATGCAATATAAATTCCACGAAGTAAATCTGCTTGGTTTTGATAACTTAACAAGTGGTGTATTAATACCAGAAGATAAGCCGATAGATATTAAAGAATCTACAGTAAATGAAGAGACTATAAAGGCACTTATTACTGTAGCTGAACAACAATGCCCTGATGATCCTGTAAGTGTTTGGCTCAATGCAGCAGATATAGAAGGCATATTGAAGGTAAAGCGTAAGACTGCACAAGGTCGATTAAAGCAATTGAAAGAAAAAGGATTAGTGCATTACAAAGAGAATTATGGTTATCAGGCTAAAAAATGGGATGAGGGAGTGTTTTAGTGGATAGAAAAGTGGATAGATGTGGATATAAAGTGGATATAAATTGGCTTTTTTCTATCCGAAATCACCTTGTAGTGGATATATTGGATATATATCCTTTAGGATATATCCATATATCCGACAATGATCCAAATTTTTGATATATCCATGAAACATATATATAAAAATAATGCGTTGTTTCAGATACAGATACTTAGAAAGCTTGAATCTGAAATTACAAAGAAGTGGGGTGGTAAGCAAAGATTGTTAAAGATAATACCAAGTAATGTTGCTTTAAAGTTTGAGAGAGCAGAATGGATGTTTAAAGAATCATTAAAGAATAAAAATTATAAAAAGATATTTTCTATGTGCGAGATGATGCACAGAGCTTACGATGCAATCATAGAAGCTGCTAAAGATAATGGTTATACAGAGTTAAATCCAAATGTATCTTGTTTTAAATACAATAAAGATAAATATGCGCTAATAGTTGCTAATGACTATGAGCTAAAAAATGTTTATGATAAATATAAGCAAGAACAAGATTGTATTATTTTTAGCATTGAAGAGTTGTTTAGGTGTATACCAGAACATTGCATTGATGCAAAGGAACAATTAACACAGGGAAACTTTAATCCTACATTTACAAAAATTAATTATGCCAACAAAACTTAAGCCAAGCGTAAAACATTGGGATAGAAAAACAGGTAAGACAAGTGTTGAGCATTTTTATATTAAGAATACTAAATTAGAAGAATTGTTAGATATAATCAATTCAGACAGAGCAAATCCAAAACTTAGGGTTAAATGTAAAAGAGAATTAGATAGACGTGCAAATGTCAAAAGGAGATAAACGCAGATCAGAAGATAAAAAAAAAATAGATGCTAATTGGCATAAGATATTCAAGAATGGGAAAGATAAGACAAATAATAAGCAAGATAATTGATAGATACATTGAGAAATCATTGCAGAAACAAGCAAACAGATTACATAGGAGAGATAAATGATTGATGAGTTTGATTCAGTATTAAAGCCAAGACACTATTGCGATGACAAAATAGAATCATTGGATTACATTAGACAACAATTAGGAAAACAGGGATATATGGATTATTGTGTAGGCAATATGCACAAATACTTGCATCGACACGAGAAAAAAGAAAATAATATAGAAGATTTGAAGAAGCTAATATTTTACGCTAATGAAAAAATAAAGGAGCTAGAGAGTTTATGAGTAAAGTTATAAACATAAAAATATTAAAAGAAAAGATTGCAGATGGTGCATCAAGTTATGATTGTGCAAGAACTTTTGGTGTAAGTCAGTCAACAGTAATTAGAAGAGCAAAGCAACATGGTTTACAGTTTAAAGGTAAATCAGCATGGAGAAATTTATGAGAGTTAATATTAAAAATAATATTAAAGAAGCTACAAGAGGGTTGAGTAAAACACATAAAGAACAAATACCTTTTGCAACTTCTAACGCAATCAATATGACACTGTTTCAACTTAGAAAAGAAATGGGTAAACAAACAACAAAACATCTTGATAGACCAACACCATTTACACAAAAAGGTTTTGTTGTAGATAAAGCAAAGAAAACAACACTTAGAGGTATATTATTTATAAAAGATATTGTTGCTAATTATCTAAAGTTTCAAATAGATGGTGGCACTAGGTCAACAGGCAAGAACATACCTATACCTTATACACCAAATGCTAGGTTAAATAAGTTTGGTAATATAATCGGTAAGCGATCAGGGTTAGTAAAAAAATCAAATCAATATATAGGTGAGGTAAGTGGTATTAATGGTGTTTGGGAAAGGCAAAAGAACGGAGAGCAAAAGCTAATCATAGGTTTCAAGAGATCAGTAGAATACAGACCAAGATTCCCTTTTTATATTATTGCTGCACAATTTACAAAAAATATGTTTGATAAGAACTACACAAAAGCCTTTACAAAAGCAGTAAGGAGTAGTCGCTAGTGCGTAGGTTCTTCCTAACACAATATCATGGGTTATTCGCGAC